CAACAATGGGTACAGAAGTATATAGTGATATTAATGTATCAGATGAAGATTTGAATACATATTCTAAAATGATAGATAATTTAGTAAAAAATCAACAAGATTTATTAACATCACTCCAAGAAGCTCCTGCACAATCATATAATGGTACTGAACCTCCAAATTCTAACTTAGGCAAATCAGGAGATTATTATATTGATACTGCAGCTCAAAAAATGTATGGTCCCAAAACAAGTGAAGGCTGGCCACCGCCCGTAAATTATTAATAGTAATATTTATATAAAAGAAGAAAAAAATTATGGAACAGAAAAAATTTATTCAGAGTTTGAGAAGAGTAGTACGAGAAGAGTTGAGGTCTGTTATTAAACAAGAATTGACAGAAATACTACAAGAAGGTTTACAGCCAACAATTTCAGAATTACAACCAACTAAAAAGCCGATACAAGAACAAAGGTCTGTTGTAAAAAATAAAGTTAAATTTAAAAAAAATAAATATTCTGATATTTTAAATGAAACAACTTCTTTGAGAGAACAAGCAAGTATAGGAGATTATGCTTCTATGATGAATGAAGATATTAATATGTCATCAAAAGATGCAATTGGTTTTGGGATGCAAAGAAATGGCACAATGCCAGCAACAATGCAAGATCCGGAGACTGGTAAAACATTACAGGTAGATAGTGTAGTGGCAAATGCTATTACAAAAGATTATTCAGCTTTAATGAAAGCAATTGATAATAAAAAAGGTAAATAGTGGCGTATCAAATTATTGATGTAGATATAAACAGTAACCCAAACTTTGCTATAGGAATTAAATTTCCTTTTAGCGGTAAAGGTATATTCCGACAATCATATACTACAGGAGAACAAGCTTATAGTAATTTAAAAAATTTATTATTAACAATGAAAGGCGAGCGATATGAATTACCAGAGTTTGGAACTGATTTATTGTATGTAATTTTCGAACCAGCTAGAGATGATATTAAAGATCTTATTACTAATATAATTCGGCCGGAAATAAATAGATGGCTTCCTGATATTAATATTACAGATATAAAAATTACCACATATGAAGATGATCCTTCATTAACAAATGAGATTAGAGTTTTAATAAAATTCAAAGCAAAAGGAGATCCAGACGAACAAATATTAGAAATAACAGCTGCAGAAAATGGATTATTACAAGTTGAATAAAAGGATAATTGTATGGAAATAAAAAAAGATGTAACATATCTAAATAAGGACTTTGGGCAATTTCGTAAGAATCTAATTGATTTTACAAAACAATATTTTCCAACGCAATATACTGATTTTAATTCAGCATCTCCCGGGATGCTTTTTTTAGAAATGTCTGCATATGTAGGAGATGTTTTAAGTTATTATTGTGATTCTAATTTAAAAGAGTCAATGTTGAGTCAAGCAACAGAAGCGAGTAATATATATGATTTGTCAAATTCGTTAGGATACAAATCAAAAAATGTAATTGCCGCACATGTTACATTAGATGTATTTCAATTGATTCCAGCAATTGGTACTGGTGACGCTGTTCGTCCCAATTATGATTATGCATTAAATATTAAATCAGGAATGGGTGTAAAACAAGGAAGTGGTAATGTAGAATTTAGAACTCTAGACACAGTCGATTTTTCTACTTCTTCTTCGAATAATCCTACAGAAGTTACTGTTTATGAGAGTGATGATATAACAAAACTTCCTGTTTATTATTTATTAAAAAAACAAGTTCCAGCTATTTCCGGTAAAGTAGTTACTGATACATTTACGTTTTTAGCTCCAAAGCCATACGATAAGATTGTATTACCAAACACTGATATAATTGAAATAATATCAGTTGAAGAATCCGATGGCGATGTGTGGACAGAAGTTCCATATCTAGCACAAGATACCATGTTCGACTCAGTTGTTAATCTATTAGAAAATGATCCTGATTTTGCACAATACAGATCATCTTGTCCATATTTATTAAAATTAAAGAAAACAGCTAAAAGATTTATAACTAGATATCGAACTGATGATAAATTAGAAATACAATTTGGTGCTGGAATTAGTGATAATAATGATGAAGAAATTATACCAAACCCAACTAATGTAGGAAATGGATTATTAGGAATGGGACAAAATTTAGATATGTCGATTGACCCGTCTAACTTTTTATATTCTAGAGCATATGGACAGGCGCCAGCAAATACAACATTAACGATTACTTATACAACAGGTAAAGGAGTTTCTGATAACGTTTCGTCAAATGAATTAACTAAAGTTAATACTATTGAATATCATGAAGATGTTAATTCTATGTCTAATAATTCGCTATTAAATTTTATAAAATCTAGTGTTGCTGTTAATAACCCTATACCAGCTTCTGGGGCTAAATCACGAGAATCATTACAAGATATAAAAAATAATGCATTATCTAATTTTGCAACCCAAAATCGATTAGTAACAAGAGATGATTATATCGTACGTTGTTATTCAATGCCTGGTAAATTTGGAAGTGTTTCTAAGGCATATATAGTACCAGATGATCAAATATCTCAAGGAGATTTAGAAGAAATTAGGATTGAAAATCCACTAGCAATGAATCTATATATATTAGGATTTGATTCATCTAGAAAGTTAACAACATTAAATGATGCCATTAAAACAAATTTAAAAAATTATTTGGATTATTACAGGTTATTAACAGACGCAGTAAATATTAAAGATGCTTTCATAATTAATATTGGAATGGAATTTGAAATAACAGTTAAATCTAATAGTAATTCGAATGAAGTTTTATTAAAATGTATTAATTCAATACGTAATTATTTCAATATTGATAAATGGCAAATAAATCAACCGATTATTAAATCAGAAATTTTAAATTTAATTGCAAATACAAAAGGTGTACAGAGTGTATTAGGAATCACTTTTAATAATTTGTATGACACAACGCAAAATTATTCTGGAAATGTATATGATTTAAATTCTGCTACAAATAAGGGTATTATATATCCGTCGTTAGATCCTAGTATATTTGAAATTAAATTTCCAGACAAAGATATTAAAGGAAGAGTAGTTAGCTATTAAAGGTAAATAATGTTTAAAATAATATATCCAGAGTCAGATGCAACTTTATATGAATCAGTGCCAACAACTAATACCGGTTTAGATGAAATATTAGAAATTGGAAAACGTTTAGGTGATAGTGGCAGTAATTATTATAAGTCACGATCTGTTATTAAATTTGACATGGACGACGTTTCAAGTACGTTAACAAAATATAATGTAAGTCTAACTGATTGTAAATTTATGTTACAATTATATACAACTCACGCAAAAAATCTGCCGGCAGATTATACAATTGATGCTAAATTAATTGGAGATGATTGGACGAATGGTACTGGATACCAAGAATCTAGCACTATTATTGACAATGGAATAACTTGGGACAATCCAAAATCAGGTTCATTCTATTGGACATCAGGGAGCCAACAAGTAGCAGTACCTTCCGGGAGTGCAAGTAGCATTTATATAAGCGGATCTGGTTTAGGTGGTAGTTGGCTATATCAATCTGGATCTGGAATATATAGTGGTAGTTTAACATTTTATTCACAATCATTTTATACACAACCAGGATTAGATTTATCCGAAGATTTTAGTTATAGACCTACTGATTTAAATATTGATGTTACTGGGGCGGTGAAAACATGGATAAGTGGTTCGGGTGGATTTACTATTCCAAATTATGGCTTTTTATTACAATTTTCTGATGCCGATGAGGCAGATGTTTCAAAAACTGGATATGTAAGATTCTTTAGTAGAGAAACCCACACTGTATATGTTCCTAGATTAACAATGTATTTTGATAAATCTAGTTTTAATACAGGATCCTTGGCTGCAATGGATTTAGATTCATATACAGTATATACGAAACTTAAAAAAGAATATAAGGATTCAGCGGTAACTAAACTTAGAATTTATGCTCGTGATAAATACCCTCAAAAATCACCAACTAATTTATTTCCAATGACAACCGTAAAATATTTGCCTAGCAATACTTTATATACACTAAAAGATGCGGCTACAGATGAAACGATAATTCCATATGATAATATTTATACTAAAGTGAGTTGTGATAGTACAAGTAATTTTGTGTATATGGATATGAGCGGTTTAATGCCAATTCGGTATTATCGTTTAGAGTTTAAAGTTACAGATGGCTTTGTAGAAGAATATATAGAAGATGATTTCTATTTTAAAGTAGTTAGGTAAATAATATGCCAGGAGGAATTAATAGCAGCGGAATTAATAGCAGCGGAATAAGTGAAGGCGGAGTTAGTAATAGTACGCCAGGAATGAGTGAATCGACCAATGGATTTAGTAATATCGCAGAAGCCCCAGCACAAGTACAGCTAGCTTTACCAGACCCCATATCACAAGAAATTCAACAACCATATATATTAAATGGTTTAACATATCAATCAAATAATCCTTATATAATCGAAAGGGATGGAGCTGGTAATATTAAATTACAAGAATCTGCTTCTAATCAGCGGCTAATAATAGAACCATCAATTGAACATATTACTAATCAATCATTTGTACAAGTAGTCAATACCCAATTTAAATATTTTAAATTCCCAGCTAAGGTTAATATAACCGGAACAGAAGGATTAGATATCGATCTTCCTAGTTTCAGGTATGATGAATACGAAGGAAGATTATTAAAAGATGGAGATACTTTATGGTTTATCAAAGATAATTTGAAACGACTTTTTTACATCAAAGCAGACAGTACTTGGGCTATTAAAAACCAGTTACCACCATTTGCTAATATTGCCGGTGATATTGGCGGTAAAGAAAAAGGTGAAGATAATTGGTTTTCTACAACCGATGGCATTGAAACTGGATATAATAATAAGACATATACTATTACAGCTCCTTCTGTAATTGCTAGCTATAAAGAAGGGCCAGCCTATACATGGTTAGACGCATTTCCAGATGGAGAAGACCGATATAGTAAATTTCATTATAATGTGACTAATTTTGATAGCTTAGGAGGTACTAATATTTATATAAATGGACGTGATTTTTCTTCTGCTGAATTTAGCGTTACCGCTTTGGGTAACCACAACTCAACAGACACAAGATTTTCAGAATTTAATACAGATGATACAAAAGACAGTTATCTTGGATTTAATGTACAAACTCCGAGTGGTTTTACAGATACTTGGGTACTAAAAGATCCTCAAGATATTCATATATACAAACAGGATTCTACAACTGATGATGATTGGAATTATTATGTCGCTTACACTTTTATTAAAAACGAAAGAGTTGGGGGGACACATATGACACTAAAAATGGATGTCGATGGCGTTGATCATAATATGACTCCATTTTTAGTGGACAGAGCTGGAATTAAAAGTGGAACGCCTGTTGTAACATTCCCTGCACCGGGTGGTGGAGATTATGGCGGATGGGTTTTACGTATTCCGGAATTAATAGAGAGATTAAAAACAAAAAATCCTAATAAAATAATTACACTATCAAATGGTAATGAACAAATAAAAGGAAATGTTGGTATAAGATTTAATCTACAATTTCCTGAAACAAACCAAAATAATGAACAAACCAGGCAATTGTTTTTTGAATACAGAATAAGTAAAGATGAGAATGTTCGTACTAAAGAATTAGTTGGAGATTTTCATACTTCTTTGTATGGAGGTAATAGTAACAGAACATATTCTGCATTAGATGTAACTTGGAATAGCGGTAATGACGCAGGAGGATGGGGGTGGTATGACATCATTGGTCCAATCAATACGAAATTGGCATCGTATTCTGTATAATTTAATATGTTAAAACAATACTCAAATATCGACGAAATATTAAATGCAGATAAATCATTATCTGGAATTAGGCTTCCTAAAAAGTCGTCTGATTTACTATCATTTCCATTAGATAAAAGAATTGATTTT